GGTGTTCGTGAACCCTGGCTGTGAGGACTAAAACAGCATGAGAAAATGGGAGATCGCTTGGGCAATCCTGCTCGGCGGTCTCCCTTTCTCACCTTTCCTCTTTAGGCCACACTTGGATATATGGCACGCCCAAACTCTATGGGTACACTTAGGCACGGTCATCCTGCTTGGCCTATGGCTGTGGGATGGCAAGGTCAGCTTGGTGCCGTCCAGGCCGATGGCCGCATGGGCGATGTGGACAGGCATAACCTTGCTGACCACATGGACTCAGATGATGATTAAGTCCAAACTGTATGCCCTGCCGATGCTGATGGGGCTTCTCCATGTCCTAACCATCATCATCCTAGTTACCATCGCCACCTCCACATGGGATGCCCATGCCGTAACCTTCCTCTCCAAGGTAATCGCCATCTCAGGCGTCATTGTCCTGGCCTACTGCCTCCTCCAGCTCGGCAACATGGATGAGTTCTTTGCCAGCAAGGACGAGACCATGAATCAGGATGCCCTCGTCGGCACCATTGGCAATCCCACTCATCTTGCCGTCTATCTATCCATGCTACTCCCCATCCTGTGGAGCCAGCCAGGCAAGCGATGGTATTGGGCCGGCGGGCTATGCCTCCTTATCCTCTTGCTGTGCAAGTCCACCACAGGCTTAGTCGCCGCCATGGCCTCCACCCTCATCGTATTCTACTTTCAGGACAGGCGACTGTGGAAGGTTATCACCCTTATCAGCTTATTCGGCCTCATCTTCATCGGGCTTAACCGTTATGATGTCATCAATCCGCATGGCCGATGGGAAGCCTGGCAAGCCTTCTGGGCATACTTTCAGAGGAAGCCTATCACCGGAAATGGCCTCGGCTTCATCATGGCCCAATCCGCCGCCATCAAGGAAGGCTCGCCCATCTTCCAATGGCGTCACGTCCACAATGAATACTTCCAGATAGCCATCGAGCAAGGCGTCATAGGCTTGGGCATCATCCTATGGGCATTGTGGGATTTCATCCGGCGAGTCCCAAAGGCTGTAGCTTCCCGTAATGGACTCATGTGCTTAGGCGTTTTCACAGCCTTTGCCATAACCTGCCTGTTCAACTTCTCAGCCCATCTATGGCTTTTGGGATCGCTCGGACTATTCGGCTACTGCGGCCTGATTGCAATCACAAAGGAAGCCAATGGCACTAGCCACCCTTGACCAGAATCGTGACCAGATAGCCTCCACCATCCGTGACACGCAGATATCCAGTCTGCTTACTGATTTCATCAACTTGTCCTTGGCTGAGATTCACTCCTACCACACTTGGACTTGGCTCCGCCGTAAGACCACCTTTGACACGGTAGCCAGCCAAGAGAACTATAACTTGGATGAAGAGGTTGGCGAGATAGCCCTGCTTAGGCAGAGGTCAACGCCTGTCAAGCTCATCCAGGTGCCGGATGAGTTCTTCTACAAGGTGCTGCCAAACATTGAGGACTTATCCACCGACACTCCCCGATTCTACCGCCTATGGGAGGAGTCCGGCTTCAGCACCAACATCACCACGGCGGAGACAATTACCGTGGTATCATCCTCGGCCTCGGACACATCATCCTTCTCGGTGAGGGTAACAGGCAGAGATGCCAATGGCCTCATCATCCAGGAGACCATCACTCTCAATGGCCTAACAGGAGTAGCCTCCTCTACCACTTTCCAAGCGAATGGCCTCATCAGCATAGCTAAGTCGGCGGCTACCACCGGCACCATCACCGTAACCGGCACCACTAGCACAACGACCATGGTCAGGATTGCCCCGACTCAGATAGCGCCCAGGTTCAAGCGCATCAGCCTCTATCCCATCCCAAACGCCGCCATCACCCTCTACTTGGAATACTACGAAGCCTTCCGCGAGTTGATTAACGATAACGACATCCCCCAGATGGATGTCAAGTGGTGGTGGGTCGCGCGTGAAGGTGCCTTAGCCAAGGCATGGGAGTACAAGCAGAATGAGGCGGCCACCCAACTCCATCAGCAGAACTTCCTGCGCGGCTTGGAGATGATGCGTAGGCAGGACAACCGCAAGATGGACTTAATCAAAGCTCTGGAGCCGCGTAACTATACCTATCTGGATCGTGCCAACGTGAAGCGATATTCCGACTCGGTGAATGATGCGTTCCCATCTTACGGCGTGGGCTACTAGCCTACTCCTACTCATAAGTCCGATAGTTTGGGCTGAAGAACCGCAGGTGCATCCTCGGCAAGGGGGGACGCAGGGCTTCCTCGGCCTAGATGACACCTCCGCGCCCACTCAGGTTCAGGATGGCCGTGCCCAGGACATCCAGAACGTCCTCCTCGACATCTCCAAGTCTGCCAAGAAGCGCTTCGGCACATCGCTCATTGTTACCGAGGGAACGGACAGGCTGGCGCTTAAGGATATCCTAGACGTGCAGGATGAGGCTTTCTGCGCGGTAACGGGCCTCTACTATACCAAGTATTCAAGCGGCACCGAGAACATCCTCGCATCATGCTCATCCAGATTGTATAAGCTCAATAATGTCTCCTCTTGGGATCAGATACCCGCCACCGGATATATAACTGGAGGCGCTAATAACCAATTCGTCTGGACTACCGCCCTCGACAATATCATAGGCACCAACGATGTTAATGTGCCCATCCAATATAATGGCACAACTCTCCAGGCGGTGGACTTCTCCACGCTCACATCTACTAGTCGTCCTACTAAGGCTAAGACGGTCGCCTTCTTCAAAAACTATCTCATCTTCGGCAACACCGTCGAGAACAGCTTGGAGAGGCCAACTCGTATCCGATGGTCAAACGTCGGTACCATCAACACTTTCTCTGATGCCGACTATGTGGATATCGGAGCCTTGGGCGGCCAGGAAATCAACTGTATGGCCGAGCTGTATGACAACCTCTACATTGGCCTCACCGACTCCATCTATAAGATTAGCTTGGTCGGCGGCGTGGACACCTTCCAGATCAGCAAGATTACAGATGATATCGGCTGTATCGCCAAGAATAGCATCCAATCCGTCACCCTGAACAACTCTCAGAATGGCCTCGTATTCCTCGATAAGGACAAGAAGGTCTACTTCTTCAACGGCGTTATCGCTCAGGACATCAGCCAGCTTATCACCGAAGTCATGGGCGGCCTCTCCGGTTCCCGCCTACAATATGCTGTCTCAGCGGATACCAATACTGATTATCTACTATGCGTCACATCTGGCACAGGCTCGGAGAATAACCTCTGCCTGGACTTCCAATACCAGATTGGCGAGTGGACTAAGCATACCAATATTCCTGCCAACGCCATGGCCCACGTAATCGACAACAACACCGTTGACCAAGTCTACTTTGGCTCCTATGAAAGCTTAGTCTACCAATATCAGGATACCAACAATCGGAATGATGTGGGTACCACCATCCCCTACACAGTTACCGTGGATGCGGTGGACAGGATTGATACGGCCACAGCAAGCGGCTTGACCGTTCTCTACGACTCAGCTCTTGGCCTGAACGCGGGCGCATTGGCAGGCGCACCTATCGAGCTTATCGGCGGCACCGGAGCTACCCAGGTGAATACCGTGGCCGATAACACCTCTACCGGAATCATTGTCACCGACACCTTCGCCACCACGCCTGATAGCACCACCACCCTAGAGGTCGGCGCTATCGACAGCTACTACATTACCAAGTGGTATGACTTCGGAGCGCCCGCCCTCTTGAAGAACTTTGGGGAGGTGTATTTCTGGGCAGAGGCAGATGTGTCATCTACGCACAGCATCTCCTATGCCACCGATATGTCCACCGACATAGAGACTATCAACCTCAACTTGACCTCCTCCGACTCCGATGCCATATGGGGGTCAGCCATCTGGGGAGTCAGCCTATGGGGCGGTGCCGATGATGTGTTCCGCATCGGCAAGCTTAGCGGGCAGGGGCGTTACTTCAGATTGAAGTGGGCCGAGGATGACCCCGATGAGACATGGTATGTATATGGATATAGCCTCCTTTTCTGGAACGCCGGGGTGTTCTAGATGAAGCGCCTAGCCATCGGCATCCTCATGGGCATGGCAATCTGCGCGGCGCCCGTTTATGCGCTCAGGATGTCAGCGCCCCCAACATTCTATGATTGGAACAATAACACCTTTAGCCAACTCAATGACGTTCTATTGATGCTGTTCAACATTTCTAACGGTCGTTACCAAATGGACAGGGTTACGGTAGACCCAGATTCAACTCGGCCATGCTCTGTGGGGGAGATGGTGTACTTCGACACAGGCACCGACCAGATTTGTGTATGCGCCAGCGCCACGACTAAAACGTGGAACTGTGCAAACCTCACATGAGGCATAATGACAAATAGGCTACTGCTCTCAGCTATTCTAATCCTCTGCTTGGGCGCGGCTCCCTCCCGCCAATTCGACTATGTCGCAGGCCAGGTTATCGAGCCTTCCGAGGTCAAATCCAATGAGGATGTCATCTTCGCCTACCTTCAGGCTGGCGTTGACACCTATGCCACAGGCAGCGTCACCACAGGCGTAATCTTGGACGGCACCCTCACCAACAATGACATATCATCCTCCGCTGCCATAGCCTTCTCCAAGCTGGCCTCACTTACAGCGGGCAATCTCTTGGTCGGTAACAGCTCCAATGTCGTTACCTCAACCAACCCTTCAGGGGACGTTGATATCAGTAGCGCAGGGGCGTTTACCATCCAAGCCAACTCAGTCGCTCTGACCACAGACACCACCGGCAGCTACGCCGCAGGGGATGCTGAGGCAGGCAACGCCACGGGCCTAGCCTGCACCAACTGCGTGGCTGGCACGGAGATAGCCTTCGGCTCAGACGCCCAAGGCGATGTGGCCTACTACAATGGGACGGATTGGGCGAGGCTCGGCGCTGGAACAGCAGGTCAGATATTGGAAACTGCTGGGGCTGGCGCTAATCCCGCATGGTCTAACTATGACATCTTCGTTGGTCAGTTTACTATCGACTTGGATTTAGACCCTGCTCCCACAAATCCTCAACCAATAACAGGTGTTGGATTTACACCCAGATTCATAATATTCATAGCAGGTATATCCGATTCATCGAGCACAATGGTATCCATTGGACTTGATAAAAGTGGATCGCCTTATGTGCTTGCTAATGATGGAGCGGCTACCGATGACCAATGGGTATTGAAGCCATCTGTTTCTATAAACTTTAGGGAAAACGCTGGAACTACTCAGCTAGAAGGAGTAGTAAGTTCTTTTGATGCGGATGGATTCAGCGTTAATTGGACTGAATCTGGGACAATGACAGATGGAACAGGGACGATAACCTACATAGCCTTCCGATGAAAACACTTCTACTTATCAGCCTCATTCTGCTATTCGCACCATCCGCTTATGCTGGCAGGGTAACAATAGATAAGTCCACAGGAAAGTTTATCGAGTACCAATCTGCCGCAAGGGAAGGAGCCTTATTAAAGAGCGCAATATCCGCTGGCTATAAAGCCGAGGATGTTGAAGAAAGAGAAGTTACGCCTTCTGAATGGAAAGAAATCTATGAGGAACAGGTAGTGAAGCCTGCCAACGACGCTCAGAAGCAGGCGGATGCTGCCAAGAAGGCCAAGGAGAAGGCCATCCGAGAGAAGCTCGGCCTAACCGCCGCAGAGTTCGCAGACCTGAGGGACGCCTTGCGCTGATGCTAACCGTCCTCCGAGACAATGCTGGCTTCCTGATGGCCGCCTGTGATTGGTGGCCTGTGGATGATGACGGCCTGTGGCACCCAAATGGCCGATACATCTGGGTGGAGCAACTCGAGATCAGCCCATTCCTAGACTCAAGAGGCATCATACGCCGCATCATTGTGGACATCGCCGACAGAGTGCCCCAGGCAATCGGTGCCTATTGGGAGCGCCGTGACCAGCCAACCAACCATCTACACGCTTTCAGACGAGACCAACTTATGAAGGAGGTGAAGGGGAGATGCTAGGCTACATTATCAAGTGGGCGGATATGGTTATGCATAATGAGCGGGGTGGAGGCTCTAAAGCAACGCAGCCATCTTACATCCAGCCTCCAAGCCCAACTATCACCCAAGCGCCTGCCCCTAACGTGGCTGAGACATCGGCACAGTTGGCGCAAAGCCAGTTGGCCTACAATCCGCAGCTAACCGCTCAGCAGGTTCAGCTACAGCAGCAGTATGGCCCTCAGCTCGCCCAGAGCGAGTATGACATCCAAGCCAAGTATGGACCGATGTATCGAGCCTTATACGAGCAACTCGCCCCGACACAGACTGCCAACATTGAGACCTTGGCTCAGCAAACAGGCCAGCGCCTAGCCTCCCCCTATAGCCTCACGCCTGAACAGCTTCAGGCTCAGAATACTATCCGCAACAGGGAACAGGACAGGCTTCTGCAGGGCATCCGCTCATCCGCCAACATCGGCGGCACCCTTTACGGCGGCAGGCGCGAGCAGCGAGAGACCGAAGCTGCCTCCGAGCTTGCCAATCAATACGCCATGTCCGATATCCAACTCCAGAACCAGAATAGGGCGCAGACGCTTCAGGAGCTTATCGCCTCAGGCCAGGTATTCTTCCCGCAGATTCAGCAGCCCCAAGCGCCTAACTATGGGCAGGGCGTTACTCCATCCGCCGATGCTCTCTTAAGCGCCTACACGCAGGGGCAGACTATCCAACCATGGGCTTACAGCCAGGGTACCCCTGCCCAACCTAGCTGGCTCACTTCATTCGGCAGAGGATTCACGGGAGGAGGTATCTAATGCCTACCGTAATCACAGGCGGTCAGATACTACCCCAAGGTTATGCCAAGAATAGCTGGTATAACGACTTGGGCGCTATCGGTGGACACACCGCAGACTTGATCCTGCGGGCTTACCTAGCCTCTCAAGGCGGGGCAGGAGCGTTTCAGAAGAAGGATATCCCCAATCCTGGATACGGTCAGATGGGTAGCCCAGGCGCTACCTTTAGCCAGCCTCAGCCCCTGCCAGGCACCACCAGCGGCATCGGCATGACGCCCAGGCAGAGTCCTCAGCAGATTAAGCCGCAGGTTGCTCCTAGACCGGCATCGCCGTTTGCGAATCAGCCGATGATTAATCAGAATCAGCTCGAACAGTTAGCTAGATTACAGGCATATCAGCGTCAGAACGACCCTGCCATGCTTGATTTGGAGCGACGTGAGGCTGAGGCCAAGATTCGCAACTACGATATGCTAAGCAATCTTTACAAGTATGCTGGAGTAAATGATGGAAGCGCTCAGCCTATTCCAACCCCATCACAGCCTGTCCAACCGCAGAATATTCAGCAAGGGATGGATTTGCCTGATGAAGTATTCCAAGGCTCACAGACAATGAAGCAACTCTATCAAGCGGCCAAGTCAGGCGATGCCATGTCAGCAAGAAAGATACGCTTGCTTGCCATCGAGAAGAATGATCCTGTAGCCCAAGCCCTCTTAGAAGCTATGGGTGAACTCTAATGCCTCTCTCAGAGGAACAGAAAGCTAGGCTTCGGGCGAACTTGGACAAGCCGTTTGGCGGGCAGGCTCAGCGCCCATCCATACAGGTCGGTCAACCTGAGTTATCACCAGGTGGCTTACCGACTCAGCTTCCACCACAGGTTCGCGCCATGATAGGTGCTATCCCAGAGGGAAGGCCATATATCAAGTCGCTTGGCTCAACTCCGCAGATAGCCTTCCCTGTGCCTAGGCAGGAGATGGAACGTCAGATTACAGCCGACTATGCCAAGAAGCAGGCTACCGCAAGTATCCCCAAGGCATCGGATACTATGAAGCGCGACTACTCTCGCATTGATGCTTTCGAGGGAATCATGAACGATATGGAAACGCTCTCTCGGACTGTGCGGAAGGGGCCGGTTCAGGGCAGGTACATAAAAGGCGTTGCTAAGGCTACGGGAGGAAGCGAGTTTGGCAAGAAAGGATTATCAAGCCCGTTGCCTGATGTTAGCCAATCAGAATCCATCAACGCCGTGACCTATGAAGAATTGCGACCAGGCATCGCCGCTGGCTTGTACCGCGCTGTCACAGGCGATGACCGCATATCCGATACGGATGCTCAGATGCGGGCGTTACCATTTGTGCCTGACCTGGCATTGTCTACCGAAGCTTTCGCTAAACGCCTCAAGGTTATAAAGCGAGCTATTCAGCGCAAGCGCCAATCCATCAAGCAGTCTGCCAAACTAGGTGGCTCAGGAATAGGCGAGGGAGAGGACAGCTTACCACTATTCTTAGAGGCTATGAGCGAATCCTTATCGGAGAGTGCTGATGACTGATGAGGAACGTCTAGCTTTCTTAGGCTCGATGGATTCTCCGCAGGATGCTTCCATTACCGATGATGACAGGGATGCTTACTTAAACTCATTGGAATTGGAGCCAATGGATGAGGCACAGGCTCAGCCACAACCTGTTGCACAGCCAGCAAAGCAGCCTAAACCTGGATTTATGGCAGAATCTATCTCTGCTCCGCGTCCTGGTCTCTCCGTATCCGAATACTTCCCTAACACTAGCCGTGAGATTCAGCGCCTAAAGAATAATGTGCTGACCGCATTAGGCCCAGGAGGGTCACTGAGTCAGACTGCATTAAGCATCCCTGCTGATATTATCAACGCAAGCCTGATTAAGCCCGCCATGACAGGGATCGCTCAGTTACGCCGAGCCTCATCAGGCCGTCCGATGATGCCACCTGCCCAAGCCTATGCCACCGAGATGCGCGGAGGAGAGCTTCCTGCCAACAAGGAAGAAGCTACCATGCGCCTTCTGACAGAGGGCGCTATCGGTATGCTTCCTATGGCGCTTGCCAACAAAGCCCCATTCCAAGGTGTCAGCCAAGTCGAGCCAATCAGCGGCAAGCCAGGCTATAAACTTAACTTGGGCAGGATGCGCAATCCATTCAAGGGTCTGAATGACCAGGAGATTGAGGCGCTCGCTCAGCGTGTTCGGCAAGCCTTCTTCGGAGCCAAGAAAGCTACGGGGATAGAGTTTGAGAGTGACCTAGCAACCGCTGTAACAAACAATCCAGGCAAGGTTGTCCCTGAGGCTAGGCCACTAATTGAGTCAATCAGGACTAGGTTATCTGCTGACCCTGAGTTTGCTCAGCGCATCTACAATGGCCTTAAGCGTTCCATTGACCCAAAGAAGCCTGAGGAACACGCCCTTGTCCGATTCTTCAAAGACCCCGCCTTGGCCGACTCTGCCACAGCCCAAGATGTTCAGCAGATTAAGATGGCGCTTGAAAGTATCCCTCAGCTTAGCCGAGCCAAACAACGCATCCCGAATCAGCGTTATCAGGCTGGCGGCCAAGCCAATGCCAGCGTTGCCAACGTCGACCTGGACATCCAAGACTATGTGGATGAGTTCAGGCTGGCGCTATTATCAAAGTATCCTGAGCTTGTTCCTGCCTATGCCAAGTATTCTGATTTCATGAATGACTTCAGGATGATAAGGCGTGGCATGACCGAGGCTCAGCTTGAAGGCAAACTTCAGCATGGCTTCAAGACGGCTGAACAGCGTGAAGCAGCTAGGCGAATCCTTCCCAAGGAAATCCAGCACGTTATCAAGCAATCGCAGAAGATTGAGCGCGGCGCTGTCAGAAACAAGAAACTTGCCCTAGGCAGCCCGCTTGCGATTGGCGTAATAGACTATGCAAGGCGGCTATTCAAGAAATGATACTCATGCCACCAACCAGGAGGTCTCAATGAACCGTAGTCTAGCGGGTATCATCGCTTTGGGATTGCTGTGTGCGCCGATGGCGTGGGCTGACAAGGGATTGGAATCTACTGATCCATTGACACCATTTGCCTTCGAGACCATCACCGTCAGCTCCACAGCCATTGGCTTCACCGCGGCTACTTATAATCCTACCACCGGCAAGGCCAAGCGGGTGTTCCTAAGCTGCGCCACCAATCCCATCCGCTTCCGCTATGACGGCACCAATCCTACGACTACTGTCGGCCACGTCCTATCGGCAGGCTCAAGCATCAATATCACAGGCGGCAACGCTATCGACAACTTCAAGATGATAGCCTCTGGCTCCGATGCCACTTGCTCAGCTACCTACGAAAGGTAACGATGAGCTAAAACTCTTAGCAATCTTGCTACTCTTGGCAAGCCCTGCTTATGCCGCAACCATTGATACCGAGGGAAGCATTGGAAGTGGCGGGGGAGGAGGATTCGGCGGAACTATGTCATCCGACCTCGAAATGGGCAACACTCCCTACTCTATTGACGGTGGGACGGGAGGATTGGCTTTCGACCCTGACAATGATGATGTGAACGAAGTGACTATCGGTACAGATGGATCAATTTCGCTATCTGGAAGTTCTTCAATTTCTTCAGGAGCGGGCGGATTGGATTTTACAGCGAGCAATGTCATTTACGTTGGTATAAGTGATACGTTATCGACAGTAATTACAAATGCTACAGCGGGAGATACGCTTGTATTGGCTGCAGGAACATACACACTCCCAAGTACGCTTACCATCAATAAAGCGTTGACAATTATAGGTCAAGGTTACGATTCCACCATAATTACAGGCGCTTTCGACTCTCTTGCGGTTATTAAAGGCACCGCAAGCAATATTAGAATAAACCAATTAACTGCAATCAATACTTCGAGCGCTGCGGCTTCTACGCAAGTTTTTTTATTTGATGGAACAGCGGGAACAGTTTTAACTGGAATAGTGCTTGATAGAGTCAAGGCAACATTTTCGAGTGCCGGTGCCGGTGGACACAATCCGTTTGAATTTCAAGACGCTTCTGGTTCTATGGTAGATTGCATTTCCTCTGCGACGGCTTCGGCGGGGCCTAGTAATGGAATATTACTACAGGCAAATTCAACTAACGAAGCCGCAATTACCCTGGATATTTACAATTCATCTGTATCAGTATCGGGGACTTCTGGAAATACTTCAGGGATCATTTCTAACGCAAACTCGGCAGCTAATCCGCCAACCATAAATGTTTATGGTGGAAATTATGTATCTACTGTAAGTGGTGGGAACGGTTATGGATTAAGAGCAAATGGAACATCTGCTGTTCTGAATGTTTTTGGAAGTCCCAAAGTATCTGGAACAACCGCTGATTTAGCTCCAACGAGTAGTGGAACTGTGAATAATTACAGCGCAACTTTAGTAAATAATTCAACGGCTGCAGCGGTAACTGCATTAGGCAATCATTGGGTTGGTGATCTTACGGTTAATGGCTCAGACATAACCCTTGGAACTGCTGGAGTTAAATTAAGCGGGGATGGTGATGGGGCATTAGAAATACTTGGATTAAGCGCAGGAAGTGACGAATGTTTATCTATCAATGTTGATGATACCGCTAATACGGCAGAATTAACAAATTGCGCTTCAAGTTCAGCGCTAAGCGCATTAAAAATCAGCGGTATGGCCCTCTCTCTCGATATTGGCACCGGAGTCGGCCAAGCAACTCTTGATGGCTCCACGGGAGGCTGCCTCATGCTCCGTGACACGGATGACGCAGGATGGACTGAGTGTGACGCGCTCGACGGCACTCTTTCTTGCTCTACTGATGCGGATGGAATATGCGATTAAATACCGCAGTCCTTATTTTATCTCTACCTATGCTATCTGGTTGGACGATTAGTGGAGCAACATTTAAGGGGGTTCAGCTTGGGGAAAACTCTCCTGTTGTAGTTTCAGATACCATTTTTGACAATTCATCAGATGCAGCATCAAGTGAAGCGCTTACAGCGGTTAGATTGCCGAGGCAGCGTTGTTCATTCTATGCAAATGGCCGATATTGGGTATTCTACGGAGACTACAGCGATTATAATGTAAAGTTTAAGACAAGCACGGATGGTACAAGCTGGTCGTCTGCAACAACAGCATTTTCATTCCCAGTAGTCGATGCCCAATGGACTGTAATTTTTGACGGCACTTACATTCATTATGGAGCAAACATATCTCAACAGGCGCAGGGGAATCCGCATGAAGGTCTAAAATATCGTCGCGGGACTCCAGAAATTGACGGATCAATTACTTGGTCTGCCGCAGAACAAACAGCAGTTGCCAATACGACGGGATGCAGCGATCTTTCAATGGCAATCGATAGTTTGGGCAATCCGTGGTTCGGATATGCTAAGGATGATCTAACTCCAAATGTTACAGCGTCATCAACCGCAGACGGTACTTGGACTACAGCGGCAGGCTTTCCCCACGAATTAGATGCCGTAGCAAAGAAATTTACTATCATCGAACCTTTAAGTAATGGGCAGATGTATGCCGTGGTTTATGAATGGGTTGATGCGGGAACAGACAATCCAGCCGATGGCTATTTTTGGAATGGTTCAGATTGGGTAAGCGAAGGGGAAATTACGAATGAATCGGTTGAGATAGCAAGCGGCTCAACTGGAGAAGCTTTAGTCGCTCGTATTCAAGCAACAGGAGATGGCGGTATAGTCCATCTTGTATATCAATCTAGTGATGGCGATTTGATTTATAAACAGCGCTCATCTTCTGGTTCTTGGTCAGATGAATTTGTATTTGAAGATCAATTCGTTTCTCCACAGAGTTCTCCGACGATAACAATATCTTCTGATGGAGTATTTATTTGTTGGGATGTTCCGGGTTATAGTGCGGTGTTTATAAAACATCGAGATTCGTCTGGGAATTGGGGGCCAAGAAGAATAATTGAGACATCAGACGCCGTTCATTCGGAATACGCGCATCTGCAATCTTCAAGAGAAACCATGAACTCAAATATAGGGTTGGCCTATCTTACGGAAGCCTTAGATATTCGCTTCATTTTGGCAACAGTAGAATAGATAAATATGTCTGATTGCCAGGCGAGCGAGGTGATGATGCGGCAGGGAGAACAGATGCCACAAGGTGAGCGAGCAAGGGTGGAGCCATATGCACCCCCAAGAGATGCTAAGGTGGGATATCCAGCTGCCCTGAAAACAGCGACCCGCATTGCATACGCGATGACCCTCCTTGCCGCATCTTTTTCCTTGTCAGGCTGTGCCAAGCAAGCGGAGACTCCCGCGCCTGAGCCAACGGCTAGGCTCATGTCTGGACTAACCATCGTCAATCCCGCCTTGGATGGCTTGTTAACCTCAGTCTCACAGGTTAACCAACAGCTTGCCGATGATGCCGTCATCACCATCTACTGCGAGTCTTCCCATGTCCAATGCCATTATCCCGATGGCTATAACCGTGACCAATGGGGATGCGTTGACCACTTTGATACCAATGAGGACGGCCTGTGGGATAAGGACAGCGTTACCTATGGCGCTGAGGCAGAAGCCAAGCTCATCCCATGCCTAAGAGGCAATTGATGCACTATCGGCCTAACCATCGGCCTATAGTCTCGCTATCTTGCAGCAAGGAAGGCGGCGGGCAGCACCATGATTGTATCGGCTGCTTCTGCTGGTGCCATCCTATCTTCCCCGATGAGGCTGATAAAGTGGTGGCTAGGCGCAGGGAATATCCATTATGAAGATGCGGGCTGCTATGCAATCCAAGGCGGGCATCGGCATATCCGCAGCCACACTGATGGCCTTGGTGATGGGAGCGCCCAAGTTCGGGGAGGGCGTTGATTGGTTCCGCAAGCTAGCAGGTACGACCGAAATCGCATACGCCGGATACGATGCTGCTATCGAAACCAAGACTAACTTCGAGAAGTATATCGAGCAACAGGAGCAGGAGCTTAAGCTTGAGAAGCAACGGCAGGAGCTTCAGCGGGAGTTCAACGAGAAGCTGGTGGACATTCAGCAGCAACAGATTCAGCAGCAGGTTCCGAATATGCCTGCCTATCAGCCGCCTATCCCTCAGCCTGAGATCATCAGGGACGGCGATTGGTGCTGTCAAGCCTATGCCTATGACCAATGCTGGGACGAGGATGAGCAAGGCTACAACCGATGGTACAAGTGTGAATGAGCCTCCACACCATGGCCTACCGCCTCATGCGGTGCGGCTGTCAGCCCGATGACGAAGCGGGCTTCATGCTTGTCTGCAATATGCACTTCCATGCCTCCGACCTCCTCTCCGCCTGCATCGAGTCCTCCAAGCCATTGGATGAGCGAATCAAACTAGCGGTGATGCGCTCCTGCGGACAATCAGAGGCTAAGACTGATGGCAAATGAGAACATACCGATTAGTGGTGGCTACTGCCATAACGGGGAAAGGATAGCCGAGTTGGAAAAGCAGGTTGCTCTCCTAGATCACGAGCTTTCAGACATTAGGCAGAATCAGAATATTGTCTTGGAGCAACAGGCTACCCTTATCGCCCGCATAACCTACACGGTATGGGGGCATAACGGCGAGACAGGGCTTGCGATGGACGTGGATAGGCTCAAGCAAGTCAATATCGCCGACAGGCTCAAGTCTTTGGAGTCAACCATCAATCGATGGGCGGGGGCATTATCTCTAGCAACGATAGCCGTCCCTCTCCTGATTAAGTTTCTTTGGCCGTAGATGCAAAAGCTCCTCTGGAAATGGAGGGGCAGGCGGCTCTGGCGAATAGTCCGACCAGGCAAGCCGGATGAGTATCGGTGGATGAATGGGCGCAAGCTGACTAGGGAAGAAGTTGAGGAGCTAGAGGTGGACTCGGCGTGGCCATGAACATTGAGCTTAGGCAGATGTGGCAGTTAGCCGTAGCCCTGATAGGCTTGGGCGTGTTCAGCTTCCTCTACAGCTTGGGAGGGCGTGGCGATACCCTCTCCGTCAGCAAGGCAATCAGAAGGTATGTGGGAAGCGCCATATTCAGCCTTGCCTGCTTAATAGTGGCAAAGTGGTCAGGTGCGTTCTCATGGTGGATGATACTTGCCTGGCCCGCATTATCAGCGGCTTTGACCATGGGCTATGGCGGTTCCGGGACATTGGCATCACGCTTGAGGGAGCGGATGCTATACGGCCTTGCGGTAGGGCTTTCCTCGGCACCGCTGCTTCTTCCCATCGGCCTATGGGAAGTCCTATTGGTGCAGACTATTCTGAGCATAGCCATCAGCGCGTGGGCTGGCATCAGGAATAAGACGAGTGCAGTCGGGGAGGAAGGCTACCTGGCGGTGGTCTACGCTCTCCCCATATTCTTTCTCATCAGGTAAACAAGGAGGGGTAATGAATAAGTGGCTATTGGCAGCGGCAATCTTGGCGGCACCAAGCATGGCAATGGCAGAGGATACTGCTTTCTTCGGCACCCAGGCCGCAGCTGATGTGATGAACGGGCCAGGCGTGGCGGTAGAGTTAGGCAAGTCTGCTGTTAATGTGGCTGAACCTGCTATCGAACACATTTACGACTTCGGAGGGGAGTGGCGCACAGGCACGTCCATGGCTATCTGGACTTACCAGGATATCGCCACGGTTAGAGCCGGGTACGCAGTAGATTACCTTCCCTACATTAGCGCCCCCGTTCATTGGAACTCCGTCCTCAAGCGATTCGATGCCACCAAGAGCGTCGGTGAGAAATTGGATATCTTTGACAAGTATACGACTATAGGCCCATGGGCGGGATATAACTACGACCGCCTAGAGGACGGAAATTCGAATGACGGAGGCTTAGTCTACGGCGTGTCTCTCGGTGCCAAGTTAACCTTCTGAGGTGACAATGGGCGCAATCATCAGTCAGCTATTGGGGGCATTGGCTAAGGGGCTAGATGCTGTCCCGTTTCTCAAGGGGCATCGCACCACGGCAGTAGCCGTCTTGGTCATCATCGGAAACGTCGCAGGCTACTTGGCTGGTCAGATTACGGCTGAGGTGGCAGGCTCCAACATTGCCACAGCCATCGGCATCATTTGGGCGGCGGCGCACAAGGCAAGCTAATGCCTCGCCATTTCCCCTATCGCCATAAGGAGAGAGGCCATTGGGAACCGTCACATCGGGCTGGCGAGATTGTGGACGCTATCTGGGAGAACTATAAGCAGGAAGCGCATTGGGCTGAGACCTATATGCGCCGCAAGACAGGCGAGGTGCCGTGGATTGACCCTAATGGCTACAGGAGGCGCGTCTAGCGGCACCTTTGCCTAAGCTCCTCGGCTATCTGAGCCATGGCCTGAACCTGCATGGCATCAGCCTTATCAATCAGCTTAAGCTCCTCTATCTTGTCTCTCAGTAGGGATATCTCCATATAGGTGCGCTCACGCTCATCGAACATCTTGGCGTTATCAACACAACCCTGCAGTGACAGGAAGCTTATGATCGTCATCAACAGTAAACCGCTTAGGAAGCCTGTACCAAAGTTAGCGCTCATACCCTGCTCCGCTTGTAATACTTCTGCTCATCCGCCATCCATGCCGAGGCTATTCCCGTCAGGCTATCGGCAAACTCCTTCAGCCGTTGGCAAGTAGGACAGTAGCGCTTCCATCCTGAGTGGTGAGGCTCCTTATGCCCATCCTTAATGATGTCCAGCAGCCTCGGATCAATCGCCTGCTCCCTCATCTTCCGCATCCAGTCCGTAGCGCACTCAGCGGTGCAGAGGAATTGCCTGCCAGCCTTGCCTATCACAGGAGCGCCGCAGTTCTTGCAGAGTTTCATCGGCGCAACCTCGCTATGGGCCACAGGATTAGCACCAATGGGATGAGCCACCAATAGCCATCCTTAATAAGGTAGCCAAGAAACCTAGTCATCCTTTGCCCACCAGATTACCGCTATCGGGCTGAGACACAATAACAGCAGGATAGCCATGCCCAAGATTATCCTCCATGTCGGTATGCCATCTATCATCTCCGCCTCCTAGTCTGCCGCCACATCAGCCATTCGTTGAACGCCCACATTCCCAGGATGATGATTACCGCCAGCACCAGATGATGCCATCCAAAGCCGAATGTCTCAGCTTGCCTAGCGGCTTCTTCCAGCCCTGTCGTGAGCCTCATGGCAGGCTATCCCACAGCCCGATGATGAGCAGGAGAATAGTTGCTATGCCCCATATCCAAAGCGTGAGGTCAGAGAGCCAGATTTCCATTATCGAGCCGACACATGGCCGCAACGACATTGGCACCGCTTGGACAGGCAACCATGATGCTCCCCCTTCTTGCAGTAGTAGGAGATAAACTTTTTCATCACCAATTCACCGGGAGGATGAACCATATCGGGATTTCCAGACCGAATGTTTCCGCAAGCACAATCAGCAGGAACAGCTTCAAATAAAACAGCATCGCTATAGCCATCTTTCCCATAGGGTTAAGACTCCCGCTGTCCATACCGCATAGCCGATTAGGAGGCAAGCCAGGACGAGGATAAACTTGAGAGGGTCAGCCATCGCTCTCCTTCAAGGCAGCGGTGATTCCGCAAAACTCTCTTAGCGTTGTTTTAATCTGACCATCACGAAGAAGAATCACTCCGCCAAATTGCTTATCAACAGTTTCCAAAGCTTGCCGCATCCTCGCCAGCGATGCTTGGGCGGCATTACGTTCATCTTCTACGACGCAGATTAACGCTCTTAGCTCATTATTCCTGTCGCTCTCATTAAGGCTCATTTGTCTAATTGCTTCATCCCGCTCCGCTTCCGCTGTCGAGAGGCGGGATTGCATAGCTTTCATCTCCCTGGAATGCTCCGCTTCCATTAGGGCTTTCTCTTCCATCCATGTTGAGCCAGCGTATTCGCTCATCTCATCACCTCGATGGAGGGGCATTGGGTTGCCTCATCTCGTAGATGATGTTTTCGATGCAAGAGACATCAATGCCGTGTCGCCTACAGTCATGCGTTTGGAATATGCGTACTGCCCGCTCCCTCTCCTTCTCAGCCCCCTTCTTCTCGGCCTGGGAGAGGGCGGCAAAGACAATCTTCCAGCCCTCATGAAACTCAAGTTTCCCCAACTGCGGGTCAACATAATCATCTTCTTCTAACCAAGCGATTACCCTAGCGGCTGTTTGTTGGGCTAGTTTCCTAGTCCAATCCGTCGGCTCCGTCATCGTTTCCATCCTGCGCTAAACCCCTTTGCGGCTACATAAGCAAATATATACACGGTGCCTAACTTTACCAACCCCTGGACTAATTCGTTGAACCATTCAGGCATTTGGAATTGTCCCAGGTTAATACTCCGGTGTTGTCTAACTGTGGCTCGGATTGTTCGCTCATTCTCCCCCCTTGCGCGAGTGCTGGTAGGCGGTCATGGCTGTTTCGCTTCTTTCACAGCCACACGGATAAAGTCAGCCAGCTTTAATGCTTCTTCCCGCGTCAGGTTGAGCTGATGCGATTCGTTGTGGCAATCTCCGATTTTCAACCCGCCCCACTTGGCCGTGACAATTTTGTTGCCAAACTGAATCTCGCTGTAATAAAAGTCCTCGCTCATCCTAATCCTCCTTCTTCCTTCTGCGCGGAAGGCGCGGCATACCTGGTTCATGTTTGCATCCATACCAAGACTCACGCTGTCCATTTGCCATAGTAAATGCGTTTAGGCAGTTGCCCATATACTGAGCAAGAATCCAATCTGGTGTATTGGAATCATTTTCCTTGCTGTGCCTGTTGATTACAGCGGTTAAATCATTTAGAAACTCGCTCATCCTCTCCCTCTTGTTAAGACAGCGCGGCGGCTAGGGTCATCTTGATAAACACTTAGGCGCTGTCATCATCAGCATTAAATAAGCCCATGCCGGAGCATCTTCTTTGACCATTACTATGCCTATCAAAATCAATACAGCAACACCGACTCCAAGATAAGCCCAGTCATCGGCGCTCATCTCACTCCTTAGACTTGTTGGATGGAACCTCGACAATCTCATAAGTGACGTACAGCTTTTTGCCGTCATTCGATGGCATAAATCCGACGAAGCGTGTCTCAAACTTTGGGAATGGAAGGCTGGAATAATCAGGTGAAGTCCAATAAAACTTTTTCGCACACCGTTTCCCAGGCATTAGGATGGCCTCGGAGCGCCGCAGTATTCGCAAAACTTGTAATAGTCGTGTGCTTCCCGCGTCGTTTCCGTATCCGTTACCTGAGCATAGTTTGTAAGCACAGAATCCCATTTCCAATGCTTGCACCACTCCCGCTTAGTCTCGCCGGAAGCCCATGCACAGATGTCATCAATGAGCGCCTCGCGCCAAGAGTCGGCGTTTGGATGAGATTGGTGATGCTTTGCGAATAATCGTCTTAACTCTGCCTTATTCGGCTCCTTTGGGTACTGCGCCACCAGGGCATCAAGTATGCTACTATTTTCCGTCAGAAGAGAACTGACTCCATATGTCTTGAGTACCCGCTCAATCCTCTCCCTGAGTTGGGTCATGTCTCTATCGCCTCCCTGATTCTCCATGCGATGAACTCGGCAATGTCTGGATAGACTGCATTTCCGATGCACCTAAGCCTGTCCATCCCGTCGGGAAGCCCATAAGGCGCTCTGAAACGCTTGGGTGCAAGTAAATCCCAAATCGGTATGCCAGTTGGTGCGCAAGGCTCAGGCCATTTGTGCCGCCATGACCTTGGAATTTGTTCCGCCTCACGGCCTTTATGAGCTGCTCGACAGAGAATTTCAGGCGAACTGAGTCCGAGGCTTGCGGAGTGGGCAACGATAAATACCCTCTCCCTCTTGTGCGTCGCGCCAAAGGCTTCCGCTGGTAAACAATCCCATTCCGCATCATACCCGCTCTCGGCCAAGTCCCTGAGAACTCTGCCCAAACCTCTGTGATAGAGCGCTGCGACGTTCTCCACGACGACGAAAGGCGGTCTAATTGCGCGAATGCCTCTAACGTACTGCACCCACAATCCGCTGCGCTCTCCGTCAAGCCCTTTGGACTCAATTTGATTTGCGCAGCTAACGTCTTGGCATGGAAATCCGCCTGTGATGACGGTTGGCCTTTCAAGTGCCAGTATTTCTTCGGAACGAACATCTCGAATGCGTCTTGCAGATTTGAAGTTCTTCTCATTGACTTTCGTCGCGTAGTCATCGTTTTCGACTTGCCAAATTGTGCGGAATCCAGCCCTCTCGAAACCGAGTCCGAAACCTTCGACTCCGGCAAAGAAGCTGCCATGCGTCAGCTCCATTCCTCATGGCTCATGGTTGAGTCTCCCCTGCTCATGTCGAAGGCTCCTGTGTAGTTGTGCCATTTATCAGCAACTCAGGATTCTCGTAGATGTTGCCGATGATTTCGCAACCGTAACCATCTTTCGGGTGTGCGAGCGCTGCGATAGAACAATAAAAACGACCGTCGATTTGAACAAAGAACTGCCCGAAGTCAAACACCACTTTGCCTTGGTGCATATAATTATCGAATCTCAACACATCCCCCTCATAAATCTCCTTACCGTTCTTGTCCACCAAGCCGGTGAATTGCATGACTGGCAATATGCCAAGCCGTCTAATCCGCTGCTCGAATATCGAATTGGCATCTGTGGTATCCAACTCGCCTGCCGAACACCACGGCTTGCCCGCATCGTCCACAAACATCTTTAGGCTAAATACAGGAAACATTTCCTTCTCTGACGAATCCCACGCCCTAAACTTTAGAGTTCGCATCACAAACTCCGATACAGTACGCTCACAAACCACACAAGCAGGATGGTGAGGATGAGGTATCTCATAGCCTCTCGTCCATGCCGTCCCCATGCTTGCCCCACGTCCCATCCGCATGAGAATGGAGCTTAGCTTCCAGGCGCTTCAGCCTCCTGTCCACAGGCTCCATCGCTTCATCGCCGATCTGCTTGCGTAATTCCACGACATCCTCCCGTATGAGGCGTACAATATCGAGTATGTGCTCCGCCACCGATTTGCCGGCCGGACTCATCTTTTCTCCTGCCATGCGACGACGCGCTCCATTTTTTCGCTCCATTCTTCATATAGATTGGCCGCTTGAGCAACAATATCGCCTACCGTGCATTTCTCCTTTCTTGCAAGGCGCTTTAAAAGTCTGTTTGTTTCCCTATTCGGCAAACGTGCATAGTAGTTTTTCATTGGTGGTAGCCTAGCAAAAATAATTGTTGTTGTCAAGTTGACAACGAAATAAATCTTTGGTAGGATGAGGCATGGAACTTTACGCCCACCAAAAGCGAGGCATCGAGCTTGCCGTAGCCAACAAAAACTTCGCCCTGTTCTGGGAGCCAGGCATGGGCAAGACGCTCGCCGCAATCGAAATCTTCAGGCTTCTTAAAACGCCCGATATGCGGCTGTTAGTCGTATGCCCTTTATCGCTTGTTCACTCGGCGTGGGGCGATGATGTTGCTAAGTTCAGCGAGTTCACCTTCAGTGCCTATAAAGACCTAAACGGCGAAATCCCGCAAATCGTGGCGGTTAATTATGAGACGCTCATATCCAAGAAACACCTCGCCGATATAACCGCCATGCTCCGTAAGTATCCATTTATGTGCGTCGTCGATGAAAGCTCCCGCATGAAGAACTTCAAGAGTGTGACAACAAAGACACTGCTTTCGTTGGCCTACTTGTTCAAGCACCGATTCGTCTTGTCGGGAACCCCGATGCCGAACTCAGAGCAGGAGCTCTGGGGACAAATACGGTTTGTAAATGAGACGGCATTGCCCGGCTCATTCTATGCTTTTAGGAACATCTACTTTCACTTGGGCCGAGGCAACCAAACCATGCTCCACCCGACAGGCAAGATTGACAGGCAGACCATGATGACGCTGTTTCAGCGCGGGTGGAAATACCAAATAACGAAGGCTAAGAGAGAGGAATTGATGCGCCGCATTGCGCCCGTCGTAGATTGGCGAAAAAAGGAAGATGCACTCGATCTCCCTGAACAAATAGACCAAATCAGGGAGCTTCAGCTCACTGATTCAGAGCGAAAAGCCTACCGTGACATGGAAAAGTTCCTCGTTGTGGAATTAGACGACGACGCTATAACCGCTACGGCGGCACTCGCCAAAGTAATGAAGATGCGCCAGCTAAGTTCGGGCTTCGCTTATGACGTGCTTGGCAAGACACATACCTTCGGCCAATCAAAACTGAACGAGCTTGACGCTGTGCTTGAAGAACTTGGAAATCAGCAGGTCATCATATGGGTGCAGTTCCACGCCGAAGTCGAAGCAATATCCGCAATGCTCACCGAGCAGGGCAAGACGTTCACGACGCTATATGCTGACACGAAAGATCGGGAAGCGTCCGTTAAAGCCTTCCAAAACGGGGAGGCGCAATACTTGATTGCCCACCCCCGAAGCGCCGCGCATGGCCTTACGATGGTTAATTGCTCGACCTGTATTTATTACAGCATGGACTACAGCTACGAAGCGTATCAGCAGAGCCGTGACCGCATCCATAGAATCGGCCAAACAAAAAGCTGCCTGTATATCCACTTACTAGCAAAAGGCACGATAGATCGCCCCATCTACAACGTCGTGAAGAAAAAGTCAACCCTTCAGGAGCTTGTAAGCGGATATGCTCGAAAGCTATCTAAAGCGGCAATGCCTGAACTATTTGAAGAAGCAGCCCGACTTGTGGGTTGTGAAGATAAGCGATAGGTGGATTAGCGGTATACCGGATTTGATCGTGTGCAACAAGGGGCGGTTCATGGCGTTTGAGCTAAAAACACAGGAAGGAGTGGTGTCAAGAATCCAAAAAGTGACTATCGACAGGATTAACAAAGCGGGTGGTTTCGCTAAGGTTGTACGCAGTTTGGAGGACATGAAACAATGGCTATGACCGAGAGGGATTTGGTCGCACAGTTCAGGGATGCCCGTGCCAAGCTCGACATGGCAAAAGAGCAGGAGGCGGCGGCATCGGCAGAACTGACAAAGGCTGAAACCGCTCTATTGGAACATTTGGAGGCGCACCAAGCGACCGCCACGGCTACCTATGACGGGCTTGGCTACGTCAAACTCCAAAAACCGCGTTTATACGCATCGGTTGCTCAGGAAAATGTGGCAATTTTATTGACACATTTGAAAGAAGCTGGCCGTGAGTACTTAATCCGCACGACGGTCAACCCGCAGTCCTTGAGCAGCTACGTCGCAGAACGCATAGAGCAGGGACTCGCAGCGCCGGAAGGTGTGACGTATTTCTTGAAGCCTATCTTACGAATCTACGGAGCGTAAAATGTCAAAAAAGCAGGAACTCGCTACGCAGGGAACAACCGCTTTAGCTGTTCAGAATCGCAGGGGGTTTGAAACTGAATCAGGGCGTGAAGACTTGCTCATCCCCCGCACAAAACTGATCCAGCCCCTTTCTCCTGAAGTTGAGGAATCCGGCTTGAAAGCAGGGCAGATTTGCAACAGTCTGACCAAGGAAGTCTTGCCTTCCATGTTCGTGCCCGTGTTTGTGTTCAAGGAGTATATCCGCTTCAACACACGAGCGACGGATAAGCCAGGCTATGACCCGAACTATCCCCTGGGCGCTCTCATGTGGAAAACGGCGGACGCACTCGATCCCCGTGTTGAAGAAACGAAATTCGGCCCCAACGGAGAGCAACCCGTAGCGCAAGCGGTGCTGAATTTTTTCTCTTGGTTCCCAGGCTGCGATATGCCGATTATCGTGAGCTTCGCCAAGACAAGCTATAAGGCGGGGAAGCAGCTTTATAGCCTCACCAAGTTCTGCCAGGGCGATATGTTCAGCCGCAAGTATTCACTCACAACCAAGAAGGAGCAAAACGACTCAGGCTCGTACTGGGTGTACCAGGTGGCACCCGCAGGCTTGGCGTCTGAGGAAGAATACAAAACAGCGGAGGCGTTTTGGCAGCAGTTCAGCTCTAAAGCTCAAGAGCTTAACGCGCACGAGGTGGAGCCGGAAACCGTATAAATGTGGCTACGCAAGTAGACACATTGGGGGAGGGGCGGCAAGCGCAGCCGTCCCTCCCGTAATTTGTCTGTCATAACAGCCAAATTGGAGCACCATGTACCCCGCAGAATGGCACATTTTCCCCTGTACCGGGAAACTCCCCGCCACACCCCACGGCTTTAAAGATGCAAAGCTGGCCGCAGAATGGCCTGCGGACAGCTTCAAGAACAAAAACGTTGCCCTCGCCACGGGCAAAATCTCAGGCGTTTGGGTCTTAGACATCGACGTTAAGAACGGCGCGCAGGGCGCGTATAGCCTTGAGCAATTAGAGAAAGAACACGGCAAGCTCGACACCCTAACCGCCCGCACATGGTCGGGCGGGCTGCATTACTATTTCAAATACGTCCCAGGCATCAAGACTCGCACAGGCGTTTGGCCGGGGATAGATGTACGCTCCGACGGCGGCTACGTGATTATCCCGCCGTCTACCATAGAGGGGAAGCCGTACAGTTATTTGGATGTGGAAACAATTGAAGGCATAAAAGACACCCCCGCATGGCTTATAAAGGCGCTAACCGAAGCCAAACAAATCCCCAAGTTCCATCTGCCCCGCGACGCAGAAGGCAAAATCCCGAAAGGCAAGCAGGACGACGCCTTGTTTAAATTCGCCTGCTCCATGACGGCGCAAGGCTTTAGCCCTGAGCAGATTAAAGCAGCACTTATGCAAGCCATATTGGATTGCCCACAGGATAAAGACAGGCCGTTCACCGACGCTGATGTTAAAAGGTGGATGGGTGGCGCTGAGAACTACGACCAGGGGAAGGCGAAAGTGAAACAGGCGGAAGAACAGGCGGTAAAGGCGCAGGAGCGTTTAGCCAAAAAGAATGACGCTTTAAAAAAGGCCAAAGAACGCGCCGAGCGTATTTCAGGGCTTGAACGAGCAGGGCTTATCTATAATAAACAGTGGGGAACCCTGACAAGCTGCCAGGCGAATGTCGAGGTACTCGTCAGGCTGAAATATCCCGGCAAGTTTTGGCGCAACGAATTTTCCATGAAAGATTACTTCTACAAATCGGAAATAACCGACGCCATGGTCAACAACATTCACCACGAGCTTGAAGTAGACCAACGGATCGTGTTTCGTAGGGAGCACGTTAACCACGGAGTTGAAAAGCTCTGCGATTCCAACCGAAAGCACCCGCTGCGCGATGAGCTTGACGCGCTTAAATGGGACAACGTACCGCGCCTTGATAGAGTAGCGGTTGAGGTGTTCCGCGCCACAAACGAATTTGCGGATGTGATGGTGAGGAAATGGCTTATCTCAGCCGTGGCGCGCATTTACCAGCCGGGCTGTAAAGTAGACCATGTGCTAACACTCATCGGAAAGCAAGGCATCCGCAAGAGCACAGCGTTCAGTATCTTAGCGGGGCGTGATTATTTCCTAGACGACATCAACGAAATCGGCAGCAAAGACACGCTTATGAAATTCACGGGTCGCTGGATTTGCGAATTTCAGGAATTGGCCGCCCTACAGCGCAGCCAGGTTGAACAGATAAAGGCTTTTATTACCAGGCAGTCGGACGTGTACCGCGTTCCGTTCGGACACAGGGAGGGTGTAAGCCCCAGAACGTGTGTGTTTGTGGCTACCACAAACGACGACCACCCACTTAAACAGGAGGACGAAAACAGGCGCTTTTGGCCTGTGTACTGCTCAATGGACGCAGACGTTGACACGGACAAACTCTCAGAATGGCGCGACCAAATATGGGCAGAGGCCAAAGCCGCTTACATGGCGGGGGAGAGCATCTACATACAAGACCAATTGCTGCTCGGTGAGCTGAAAGCCCAGCAGCGTGACCTCTCAGACACATACGATCCTTGGGAGGACTTGCTTAAAGAAGTGTTGCTGCGGGAATGGTTAATCATGTCAGACGCCTACGAATGCTTAGGAATAGAAGCCAAGCACCAGGACTACAGAGCAACGGAGCGGATCAAGCGAATCCTGCGGCGTAATGGCTTTATAAATGTTAAGCAGATAGGTGGTGGAGAACACCGGGGGAAAAGACCTTGGATTAGGCGGGAAGCGGCAAATACCCAGCCCTGGTATGGGCAAAATTGGCCAGCGAACGCCCCTGAAGTGGTTTAGCACTCAAACATGGTGATTGCTACTTGTCTACTAGTTTTGCGCTCAAGTTGTCTACTAGTAGGCGTAACATGTAACAGCGGTAACGGTCGAAACACACGGGTTTCAAACTTTTCTCACCTAATGAAATATGGATATAGCTGGGTGAAAATCTCCCTATCTAATGTTACTATTGTTACAGGTGTTACATTAAAGCTAAAAAACGTGTAACGCCCTGTGTAACGCTGTAACACCGTCACGGAGGCGCAATGTATTGGCAATTGGTAACGGAAAACGACGTAGAGTGCTACCCGGAAACGGTTGAGATCGAGGTATCTGGTGGTGCGTTGGCAGTAAAGGAAAACGGAGTTTTGGTCGAAGCCTATGCGCCCGGCGCGTGGCGGCATTGCATCAAGTTAACGGGCGAATGTCCCGATTAACAGAAGAACAAAGAAAAAACGTGCATAAAATCATGCACGTTTTTCCTGGGGCGCGGCTTATTGAATGTGGCCGCTCGGCGGACACATTGGTCGAAGTATTGCTGAGAGCTGATCCGCAATGCGCTTTTTGTACAAAAGTTCAAACTTCGCCGCCTCCGGCCCAAACACCCCTAGAAGGTCATCCATCGCCGCATAAGGACTCCGCGCCCGAATTCGAGCGTAGAGACAGTATTTTTCATCAAGCGGAAATTTCATTTTAGCGCCCCCTGTCTGATTCCCTCTTGTTTAAGCCGTTCGTTCAAATTTGCCCCTTAAAACCCCTGTGATTTGGAGCGCTAGGGCTTGTCGGGTATTTCAAAATGTAGTCCTGCCGCCTCAACATCCGTCTGCGCATCCTCAAGCCCCAAGCAGAAGTTCATCCAGCAAGGAGTTTCTGAGTCAGGGTTCATCCCGCCCCCTCCGGCTTCTCAAGTGCGTCTGACGGATCAGCCGCACTCCACTCATAACTATGCCCCACGCTATACTTGCCGCAGTTACAGCAGCGGTAATAGTTCTCCATCGTAGCCGCTTGCACATACCGGCCATGCTTGCCTGCTATCTCCCCTTGCTTATGGATACAATGCTTCTCGCATTCCTTTTCCAGATCGGTCATTAGAGCGCCTCCCTATCAATCTGCTCCACCGCCTTCTTGAGCCACTTGCTCATGACTACCGCCCCGCCAAATAGGAGCGCCACGCCTAAGCCTAGCCAGGCCAAGACTTTCATAGTCTGGACACCTCCACCTCGCACTCTCCCCACGCAATCCCCTGCTATTCGTGCCGCGCTTGCAACCCAGGGCGTCGTAAGCCTTCGGCGTTAAATCCACTATCACCCCGCGCTTGGTGGCCGCCTTTCCCGGCCCGTAATCATTCTGCCGTACGATGATACAGTTATCCTTGTGGCACACCCTGACCTGCTGTCCGAAGCTGCGCGACCTAAGCGCACAAGTCATGGCCTGCTCATCGTATGCTTCCCCGTTGGCTGTGAGCGTGCCGCTCGTGCCCTCAGACTTGGCCGAAGCTATGGTGTAGTAGGTGGCAAGCCCGCTTTCAGCCCACGCTATGCCAGGCACCGCTAGGATGAGCGCGAGAGCTAAGAGGCGGGGCATTAGGCTGAATACACGGCGTTTTCTTTTGCGGTTTCAAAACGATCATGCACCGGAATCGGGTGCTCAAACGGAAATCTGGAATCGGACGTATACACCCAATGGCCGTCGAACATTGGGTAAACTCCTTCCGGAGTGCCGTAGGGTACAGCCATTGGAACCTTGCTCATCCTGCGCGGCCTCAACTCAAGTGTTGGCGTATTAGGGCTCGGCTTAAATGTTTCCTTGTCAACCGGCTTGAGCAGCAAGATTGCGCTATCTTTGCCGCTAGTCACTCCGCGGTTAGTGCAATCATTCCCCATGATGAATACAAGTACGCTTTGAGTGTCGTATTTCATCTTATGTTTAACCTCCCGTAGCGAGTTTTCTACGCAGTCAACATCACAAAAAGCGTCAGGAGTGCCGCAAATATGGTTCATTGTTATCTCCAGCAGTTTCCTTGTTTACAATGGTTTCCGTCCCTACAAGCAGAACAACCGCAATTACAAGGATTCTCACCGCTCATCTTATGCTGTCCCGCTCGCTACACAATCCCGCTTTAATCCATCCGTCACATTCCAGCTTATCGGGTAGTTATTCTCCCGCTCAAACATATATGCCTCCTTGCCCGCATACTTAGCGGGTAGCCATCCAGCCCGATCCATAGCAGCAAGCGCAGTCTGCCGGTAGCAGTCGCCGTAGCCGTATTCCATCGGGCACACAAGCTGCGCGCCGTCCTCGCATCGGGTTATCCTTACGCTGTGATAAGTGTTTCCGTTCACCTTGTCAAACCACCTCGCCGCATTCGCTACAAACTGTATTTTCGCCATTGTTGCGCTCATCTTCTCACCCTCCCATGTTCCGCTTAACAGACTGCGCCAACGTGCCGGCCAACATCAGGTGTAGCACCGGCTCCCATAGATAGACTGTGCATAGCTTAGAGCTATCTACCCTTACCCAATGGCAGACTTCACACTCGATTAGACGGCTCATTGTATCTGTGCCTCCACTTTTCGCCTGACGATTCTGTGCGGATATTGCGGCTCATTCTCCCTATACTCTCGCAGTCTAGCCAATGCTTCTTTGCGCTCATCCTCCGCCGTGACATCTTCCCAGCCGTAGCCATAGGCACCCTGTACGATGTACTCGTGTGTGTGTTCCATTGTCATTCCTCCTGGTTATGCTGCGGCTTCATTCGCCATTGCAAGATATTCCTGCTCACCGGATAGCTGAATAATGCGCGTGTTAATATGCTCCTTTGTGTACAGCTCCTTATCCTTGATTAGCGCCAAAGCATTGACACATCCCACAACTTCCCATGTTCCATCCGCATATTTAATCTTGAAGTATGGCATCGCTCATCCTCTCCGGTTTTCTGGTTGCGTTAGGAACCCGCTTCAAATTCAACGAATGTGCGGAACTGCTTAATTGCTTCTCTGAGCGTATAGCCATAATACGTTTGATGCACCCTGTAACCATTTACGATCATTGCGAGCGTTACGCTTCCGTTGATGTTTCGCGTAATGCTCGGCCTAACCTTCGCGTACATGCTCATCCGCTTCTAGCTCCTATTGTTGGCTTGCCAGCACCATACCCACAAGGAATCATGCCCCTACCCTCAAGCCTAGCTCCCTATCAAGCATATCGCTCAAGATACTCTGTTGAGTCACGCGATAGTTATTCGCTTCAGTCCGGCTATTAACCAGACTGACAAGCGTTCTCCATTGCTCGTCGGTGATGCGGATTGTAACCTTGCGCGTCTTGTTCATCTGAGTAACGGTTCTGCTTTTGCGATACTGATTACCACAAAGCCGTTTTTCTCAGCTTTCGCTTTGGCGCCAGCAACACTAGGCGCCCAAGTTATCCGCTTGCCTTTGGTTGTGAACACTCTGTATCTATTCATCACAAGGTAAGGGTACCATAGGCGCCAGCTTGGTGTCAAGCCTTATTTTAGGATTATTTCAGATAATTCTTGCCTCATGGCATAGCCTATGCTTACCCTATTAGCAGGATGAATCGCTACGGCCCGCGCCGAAAGGGTTTGCCCGCTTCCCAAGTCTTAACCTACAGCGACCTCATATTCTGTCTAGAATACGCCAAGAATGGGCAGAATGGTTCCGCCGCATACCGCAAGGCTCATCCGAAAGCATCGATGGCCACGTCAGAAGTGGAGGCTGTGCGAGTCCTAAGCAAGCCTAGTGTGTCGGATTTTCTAGACAGATTGTACAAATCTGCCATCCCAGATACCATTGAGACTATAAAAAGAGACTTGGAACTTGCCTATAATCTCGCCGTCGCTGCGAAGGATCACAACGCCATTGCCAACATCAGCATGGATAAGGCAAAGCTGGCCGGATTGCTCGTCGATAAGCAGGAAGTTAAGACTCTCACCGACGCTGAAGCAGCTCCATTGCGAGGCTTGGTTGTCAACTCCTTGTCCTGATTCTATATACTCCCCAGGGGTATCAGCCCCGCAGCATCGAATCAGCCCGCTATTTAACATAACGATTATTCTTGGCCCTCCTGTCGACGCTGCTCAACAGCATACTCCCCTCATTTAATGCAACGCTCATCAGGAATCATGGCACCCCTCGACGCTGACAGCGTGCATGATGATTGCATCGTTGCTGATAGACTCGCGCCAGCTCTGCGAGAGTGTGAGCGCAGGGCAGCTTTGAGGAAGCGAGGGTGCCACCCCACCCCTTTTGATTCTACAGATATATCATTAGTACTATCATCCGCGCGGCCACCAAAATTGGGACACTCCATACCATCCGGTATGTTAGACACTCTCTCGACGCTGCGCCTCGGCCACCTGACTCGGCACCGTCGCTGATGGCCACTCCATTCGTCGAGAAAAAGATTGTCGCAAGGACTCCCGAAGAAGCCGCCCTCATCGAGAAGATTAAAGTTGACCCTCTCTATCAGAAAGCGTTCCTGCAGGAGAAAGGTAAGTTCAGCTTCCGCTACTTCTGCCGCGCCATCCTCGGCTACAGCGACATGAACGCCGAGCATGACGCCCTCTGCGAATATCTCCAGCATGACCCTGCCAAGATTAAGCTGATGCTGATGCCCCGCTACACCTTCAAGTCCTCCATCATCACCATCGGCCACACTCTTTGGCTCCTTGCCAATGACCCGAATGAACGCATCCTCCTCTACTCCGACGCCACCGAGAAAGCGGAGGGATTCCTCCTCGGCATCAAGAACCACATTCATGGGCAAGTCTCAGGCTCCCTCTTTAGGGCTATCTTCGGCAAGTGGGAGGTCGATCCCAAGCGCGGCATATGGAACCAATCAGGCATCGTCGTATCCACTCGCAACAAGGGTGCCGTCGAGCCATCCGTCGACACCGCCGGTGTGGAGACCTCCAAGGTTGGCAAGCACTACTCCAGGATGAAGTTTGATGACCTCGTCAGCGACAAGAATATTACAACGAAGGAGCTGATGGATAAGGTCATCCAAGTGTACAAGAACGCAGGCTCCCTCTTGCAACCGTCCGGCTCCACAGACATCGCAGGCACGCGGTGGCACTATGGCGATCTCTACGGACGCCTCCTCGCAGAGTACAAGGGCGACCCCAAGTTCAGCTTCTTCATCAAGAAGGCTCATGAGGGTGACAAATACTTCTTCATGGACATCGGCAAGGACTCGCTCACTCCTGAGTTCCTATCCGCCAAGAAAAGGGAGCAGGGGTCAGCCGTCTACAGTTGCCTCTACCAGAATGAGCCAACCGACGATGAGACCGCCATCTTCAAGACGGCAGACTTCTCCTTCTATCAGCCAAGCGATTTGCCATCTGGCCTCTACATCACCGCCGCCCTCGACCCTATCCCCCCGCATGAAAAGACATCCACAGGGGATGACGCCGCCATCGTCGTCTGCGGCACCGACAAAGAGATGAACATCCATATCCTCGATATTGTTCGAGGCCGCCTTCAGCCATCTGAACAAATAGACGAGCTGTTCCGCCTCCACCAGAAGTGGCATATAAACAGCTTTGGAGTGGAAACCAACGCCTTCCAGAAGGTCATGCGCAGGGACATCGAGTTCAGGTATAAGGAGGAGCGGCTGAAGAATCCCAACTTTCGCTTCTTTCACATCGAGGAGTTTGTGGGCAGCAGCCTCCCCAACAAAGAACTCCGTATCCGAGGACTCCAGCCCTACCATGAAAGAGGGGCGCTCAGATTCCCCGGCACCTCCTTAGACACATTAAAGGGCGTATGGTCGGAGCTAGCCTTCCAACTCATCCAATTCCCCAAGTCCGCCAAGGATGATATCGCCGACGCCTTGGCAGCGGCCTGCTCCCTGCACCGAGCAGGCTCGGAGACGCTCATCAAGAAGGAGTTTCCCCCTACCTCAGCCGCATGGTACGAGCGAGAGATATATCTGAAGCAACAGATTAAGGCGATACAGCGGACTCCTAGATGGAAACGTCCGCCCATGCCGAAGCTTGCGTTCAGCTAACAAGGAGAGAAGATGGCACGATGGGCTATTAAGCACAAGAAGAAGGCCAAGCAGGAGGATGTCGCAGAGGAGAAGGAGATCGAGACTAGCGATGACCCTGCACGGCAGGCAGAGCTAGATCGCCGAGCGCAGTTTGGCTCACAGCCTGACGCCATTCCTCTGCCGCAGGTCGAGGAAGGACAGACTACGCCCGCTAATTTTAACTTGGAGCCTGAGAATGGCTAAGGAGACCGCTATGCCCGAAGCAGAGATGCCCAAGTCGTGGACGATTGTTGACCAGATGAAGCTTGACCAGGACCACTATGGCGCAGAGTGGCACCGAAGGCAGAAGAAGCTGATGGCGAAGAATCGCAACTATCAGCCTAAGCCGTTCCCAGGGTATAAATCATCGGCAGGCAATGGCATGGCGGATGGCGCATAACGCCGATCAGGTATCTCTGAAGCCTCTCAACGTGCCTAAGTTGGCTAAACAGCCTAGCTGGCGCATGAAGGGGACTGTCAGCGTCGAGGAATACAATCAGAAGGCGTTTGCGGCATCGTGGAAGCGAGGGAAATCTAGGTGATCAGGCTAACTCCTGACGAATTAGCAAGGTGGCGGGCTGAAATCGACCTCGGCGTCGAGTTCAGGGACAAGGAGTTTGGGACCTATAGGCAGCAGACTCCTGGCGCGCCTCCTCAGACTACCTTGGCTGGCCGCAACTTGGACTACTTCGAGCAAGGTTCGAGGGAGGACGAGGGGATGCAGCCGCCCCTTAACATTGTCTTTCCCATCATCAAGAATATTGTCCCTAGCCTGTTCTATCAGAACCCCCGTGCCACCGCTATTCCCGATTCCCGTCAGAATACCGCAGGGGATGATGCCTTCTATGTGTCAGAGTTGCTCAACAGAGACCTCCGTGACCCCGACTTCCGCTTCAAGGATACATCGCAGCAGACGGTGTTTGACTCCTATGCCCTCGGCTACGGCGTTGTGAAGATAGGCTATGCCACCGAGCTTGGGCCTGATGTCCTGCCCAACAAGGAGGACAATCGGAAGAAGCTGAAGGAGAAGTTGGATGATGCCAAGGAGAAGGTGTTGGTCAGCCTTGGCCTTAAGGAGCCGAAGCCTATCGAGTCCGAGCCTGAGCAGGTGCAGGCGGATACAACTATTCGCTCAGAGAGGCCATATATCTCCTGGATAAGCCCCTTCGACTTCGTCATCGACCCCCGCGCCAGGGACTTGAACGATGCCAGGTGGGTCGCTCAGCGCATCCGCCGAACACTTGGCGAGATTAAGCGCGACCGCCGCTACGGACAGGCCAAGCATGAGCTGAAGGCTGAGGGGGTGGATGACAGCCGCGTCCCCGAAACCTTCGTGGAGGAGTTTGAGACTGTCGATATATGGGAAGTCCATTATAAGGATATCCTTGCTCCCACTGGCATCCGCGTCCTCACATTCGCCGCCACCCAAACGCAGACCAAGGCGCTCATGCACGATGACTCCGAGTATGACTTGGGCGGATGGCAATATGAATGGCTGGTGCTGAACAAGCATGGGCACCGACTCTATCCAGTATCGACCATCTCCGTCATCAGGCCGCTCATAGACCGCATCAACTCTAGCTTCGATGCTATCTTGGAGCAGATTGACAAGTTTCAGGCCAAGATTGCCTATAACAGCAGGGTGACCGCTGATGGCGAGATGGCCTTGGATAATCCGACCATCGGTGCCAGGGTCAAGATAGAGGGTGAAGGCTCGGTCAGGGATGCTATCGCCGTCATCTCGATGGAGCAGGTCAAGTCGGACATGATGGCGTTCCTCAATCAGGTGCTTGACCTCGTCATCCTTATCACAGGGCTGACTCGCGCTCAATTAACTGGGCTGACCCAAGCCAATACCGCCACAGAAGCACAACTTGGTGCTGCCGGACAGAATCTTAGAAGGACAGATGAGGCGAATCAAGTCGGAGCATGGGTAAATAGAGTGGTTACGAAACTGTGGCGGGTAAAGAGCGCCTTCCAGGATTTAGAGGCGATTGATCTTGAGCAAGAGTCAGCTATGCTAGACCCCAATACGGGGATGCAGACGATTAGTTGGTATCCTCCGATAGATTCAGAGAGAGCATCCAGGCTGAAGAAAGCCCGTTACCGATTTCATATTGAGGTAGGAAGCCTTCAGAAAGCGAATCCTGAGGTGGCACGGAGTCAATTTGAGGCCATGGTTCGGGCATTAATGGAACCCATTGTGACACAAGGACTTGCGTTAGAGGGTAAGAGGTTATCTGCAACAGAAATTATAAGGGTATGGACAAAATTCTTCTCCGAATATGGAATTATTCCTGATATAAACAAGATGGTTGTGCCTGTTTCCGATCCAACGCAACAGCAGTCGCTGCTGAATTATGGGATGAAACCCGAACAGGCTAATGGTCAGCAATCTTTGGCTGGAAGCGTACCCAATATGGCTGATTTAATCAGCAAAAATTCTGGGGAACGTGGGCAGGGGGTACCCTTGGCATGAACACCGGCACCTACCTTGCCACCGATAATGGACTCGTCAAGGTGAGTGATGCTATCCCATCCTTGGCACGGCCCGTCTACTTCAACAGAGGCGGCGTCCCCAACTATGATCCCTCTGCCCGTCGCTGGTTCCAATCCAAGGAGGATAAGCGCCTGTGGCTTAAGGAGAACAAGCTTCGGGAAGGCGGCATCATCAATCCGAAGAAGCGCCTGGAGGGGCATTATCGCAACGCCGCTAAGCCAACAGCAACACAGCGCATCCGCAAGCAGCAAGCTCAGCAATGGGTTCAGTCTCAGGGCGGGACTGAGGGCATCATCACCAGGTTGAAACAAAAGGGGGTAATCTAGGATGGCAGCTACAATGAAGCCTCATCAGGCCACAGCAGAGTGCAACCAGCGTCAGGCGGGCAAGCGCGTGTCCTACAACAACACCAACCGTATGCCGTTCAGCAAGGACGGCGAGGGGAAATACGCTGGCATCGGTGCTAAGGGCGGCACCATGGGCAAGGGCGGTAAGCGCGGATACTGATGCCTAAAGGGACAGCCGTCCATAAGATGTACGAGGCTCTGATGCGGCATGGCAAGTCCAAGGCTTCAGCAGCCAGGATAGCCCAGGCTAAGACAGGCAAGGCATTAGCTACCGGCAAGAAGCCTCGGAGGAAGCGCTGATGCAGACTAAGGAGCTTAACTCCCTGTGGAAGCAATCCATAGTCAAGGAGAAACTGCGCCATACCAACTCCGGCAAGGGGCATAAGGGTGACAAGTTCAGCGTCCCCGTGGACATCAGCAACTTTGCCCCATCCTACAGGAAGAAGTCCAGATGAAGAATGACCTTCTCATCAAGGCCATGCTGGCCAATCAGAAGCTCCTACTCTCCGTCCTCAAGGACATGAAAGATGAGGATGAGGAGGAAGAAGATGAGGATGAGCAGAAGCCCATGCGGATGGAGACTCATATCCGTGACGCCATGGTGCAGGCCATCAAGATGACCCGCTCTCCGCATAGGACGATAGGCAGCAACTACTGATGGGCTACGCCGACTCGACAGGCGCTGATGTAGTCAGCATCGGGAATATTGGCATCACAGGCACATCCCTTAATGTGTCCGCTGTCCAAAATGTCTCCGCTGACTCCAATAACTCCTCATCAACCAACCTGTCTGCGGCAAACTCCTACACCTTCACAGGCACATCGACATCCAGTCTTGGCGTTGCAGGCATACAAGTCAGCCTATTTGCCGACCAAGCCTGCATCATCAAAGTCCAGCAATCTCCCGATGGCACTAATTGGGACTTATCTGACCCATACTACTACACCGCCAGTTCCAACTTCGGAGTGACCGTTCAGGCCATATCATCCTATCTCCGCGTTGTGGTAACGACCATGAGCGCCACAACCACCGTGTTCAGGCTTCAGACAGCTCTCTGTCCGATTGTGGAAGCTGTGCCTCGCTCACTCGACCCTCTAGGAAATCTCAAGGTAACCCTACAGACTGACCGTTTCGGCAATCCTATTGAGAACTCAACATTAGGTGAAATGCAGGTTACAAAGAGGGTCAGACTAATCGGTGCACAGTTTGACGGTAATACGCTTGATACGAACTTCTGGAATACGGGGACATCGACTGGAACGGTCACGCAGCTTAATTCTAGTCTATCTGTCACAAGCGGAACCGCCAATGGTCATTATGCTTCCATATGGTCAAGCAGGCGGGCTAGGTTCGTCACAGGCTCATCCAACAAGTATCGCGCCCATATCCGTCTTGAGGACACAGGCACAGCCAATGTTAAGCGCCGTTGGGGATTAGCAGAGGTATCAAACTATACATTCTCGGTCTCAGGCACACCAAATGTCGTTGCGGGCAATGTGTATACCAACAACTCTCAGACATTCACGGTAGGAGTATCAGGAACGGGAGTATCCGCAGTCAGCATGATGGGCACAGGCGCTCCTGCTGCGGCTCCAGGCACACTAACCCAGGTTGTTGGAACAGGCGGCAATCTCTCCTACACCGCCTTTGCAACTCAAGCCATAGTCACAGATGGCGCATACTTTGAGCTAAATGGGACAACATTCTCTGTAGTCACCTGCAAGGGAGGCTCGGAATCAAGAGTCTCATCCGGCTCATTCAACGGCCAACTTGGCTATACCTATGCTCCTACTACCAACAACACGATATATGAGATAGCCTACGGCAACGGCTCCGTCACCTTCATCATCGGCCAAGTCCCACTGCATAAAGTAACCGCCTCATCTGCAAACTGGACAAACTCTATCCACCTCAACATCTTTGCAGACGCTACCAACTCAGGAAACTCCTCGGCAGTATCATTCTTCGTCCGAGCCATGAATATAACCAGAATTGGTGAGATGGAGACGGCTCCAAAGACATATAGAATCATAGGCAACGCTGCTACCTACGTCCTGAAGTACGGACCTGGCCGCCTGCACAAGGTAATCTACAACAACACATCTGGAACCAGTATTACCTTTTATGATGACATTAGTGCTAATGCCAATGTATTCGGTATAATCACAACTGCTGCATCAGCTTTAGGATCATGGGATATATTGGCTGACTTCAACTACGGCCTTACCATCAAGACGATTGGAAATGACCTTGATGCAACAATCGTGTATGAGTGATGCCAGCCAATCCTAGATACAATGCCCAGGCCACCCGTACCCGGCCTAACTATAGCGGAAAGAAGATGGCGAAGAAATCAGCCAAGAAGAAATCTTGCAAGAAGTAACACATGATATTTCTGACTCCGACTGATCATCGGGGTCGCCAACATAGACTATAGGGGGCAAATCGGCTGCCGATGCTGGTTTGCCCCTTTTGTTGGAGCTAGGCGATCAGGGTGCATAGCCGCCTCACCCACGGCATGGCGCAGCCGAACTCGCCACGGCGCACAAGGAGCAGGGCAATGCCGAACTACGATGAGGGTCAGCAGGATAGACAGGACTATGCTCCGCCTTCAGGCTGGAAGCCTTCAGCCGATAAGGTGGACGCATCTGGCTATTCTGGCCCTGGCGCACAAGCAGCCTCGCCACCTGCCGACGCAGAAGCCGCCCCGTCAGCGGAACAGGAAGCAGCTTCCGACGCCCAGGTATCGGAGCAGGCAACTCCGCCAACAAGCCAGCCTGAGCAGAAGAAGTTTAATATGCCTCCGCCTGAGAGATGGGCAGAGGTAATCAAGCAGAAAGAGGAAGCGGAGAGGCGAGCGTCAGAGGCTCAGCGTCTAGCCGAGCTTGCCTTGCAGAAGCTCCAAACGCCAACCGCCCACGTACAGCCTGAGCCTTACCCCTATGCGGGCATGGACGATGCCACGGCTAATTGGTATCGCCGAATGGATGCCCGCATGGAGGAGCGAGCCGCCAAGATAGCCGACCAGAAGCTCCAAGGCGTCCTGCAGTCCTTGAACATAGGCAGGCAGGAGCTAGCGGCCATCAAGGTGGCCCAGTTCCGCAAGGACAATCCTGAGATAGCTCAGGGTTCACCTGAGGAAGCGGCCATAGCAGGCTACGTTCAGGGCGGCATGGACTTGGACACGGCCAAGAAACTCGCCCTCTACGACAAGCTCGAAGCGGAAAATCGAGCGCTCAAAGGTAAACAAGCGGCTATCCCCCGAAAGGTTGCGGCATCCAATGCGGAGTCGTCCTCTGGAATCCCCGCAGGCGCTGGCCTACCGCCTAAGCAAGGCGATTGGCGAGACAAAGCCTCGGAGATACTGGATAAGGGCGGCAACCTTCAGGATGTCCTACACAACGTTTTCGGAGGAAGGCGCTAACTCAATGAGGCGATTGTATGCCAGCTAATGCTAATTACAACGCCCAACAGTCGCGCACACAGCCGAACTTCGGCGACGAAGTGTTCGATGGGATATCCTCGAACAACTCGGTTGTCTGGATGCTGCGGCAGTCGGGCAACATCAAGATCAGCGAAGGGGGTCGTACATTTACCCATCCGCTGATGTACGCTCTGAACAGCTCATTCGCTGCCAGGGCGCATGACGGCACCGTTCCGACGCCTGATGCTCAAACGCACACGCACTCGGAGTGGAATGTTCGCACCATCAGCGGTTCCATCACGCTGTTCAAACTGCACCAGGCCATGAACCAAGGCAAGGCGCAGATTATCAAGTACCTCTCGGAGAAGAAGGACTCGGCCGCAACCTCCATCGCTGAAATCTTGGGCGATGCCTTGGTCGACGGTACGGGAACCGACCCCGATTGGGACTCGCTTGAGACCATCATTGCCACCACCAACACGACCACCGTTGGCGGCATCGCTGGCTCGGATGCGTCTTGGCAGAACTATGCGGCCACGCAGGCGACGGCCTTCAACACGACCAACGCGGGCATCACCTCGATGGACGCGGCGGTTCGCGGCTGTACCTTCGGCAACAAGTCTCCGAGGGCAATCTTCACCACGTCCGTCCTGTTCGGCGGCTACTACGTCAGCCAAGCAGGAAACATCCGCTACTACAACGAGGAGCTTGCCGACGCCCATTTTGAACACTTGAACTTTGGGCGCAGGCCGGTTCTGTGGGACGACAACATCGACACGGGCAGGATGTACTTTGTGGACACCGACAGCCTCTGGCTTCAGGTCTTGAAGCAGGGCAACATGGTGACCACGGAGTTCATCGCTTCGTCCAACCAGCTCTCGGATGTCGCACTGATGTACCTGTTCGGCAACTTGACCACGGGTTCGCGGAGAACCCAGGGTGTTGTATCGTTTACCGGCGGCACGGGCGGCGTGTAACAGAGGAGGAGATGCAGATGAAGAAGCTACTTGCATTAGCCACCCTGTTTACGCTTGGGCTGGCTGGAAACGTGTTTGCTGATGGGATGCGGAATGTTGTCGGCCCGACCACGGAAGGGGCCGCTCGCATCACGGTCAGCGCTTACAACGACTCAGGGAGCGACCTGACCTCTGGGACGGTCGTTATCTGGGACAACGATGACACAGAGTTCGACCGCACGGGTTATCCGTACATCACAACCGTTGCTGGAGCTGACAGCGACTGGATAGCGGGTGTTACGCTTGACCCGACGTGTATCTCTGGAACGATGTGTGAGGTCGTTATCTACGGTTGGGCGTGGACTCGCATCGCCGACTCAACGGATGGCGTTGCTGAGGATACGACCGTATCAACTAGCTCGGTAGCAGGATTGGCAGGAGACTGGGGAGCAAGCGCAAATACTTGCTATCTCGGCATCCTAACCGAAGCCTACGACCGTTATACGGGTACGGATATCGGCACAGATACCGCCGTGTACCCGGTGTTCGTGAACCCTGGCTGTGAGGACTAAAACAGCATGAGAAAATGGGAGATCGCTTGGGCAATCCTGCTCGGCGGTCTCCCTTTCTCACCTTTCCTGTTCAGGCCGCACCTAGACATATGGCACGCCCAAACTCTATGGGTACACTTAGGCACGGTCATCCTGCTTGGCCTATGGC